ATGTTCAAAACTCTTACGAATACCTGGATCACCCATAGAGATGTCAGGAGATCTGTATACACCCTTAATGGTGGCACCATTGAGTGTACCACCTACTTCTTGTCTGTAAATAAAACCATCATATCCGCCATGATACACGATAGGTGTTTGGCCTGTTATGTCTGTATCCGTACAAGAGGGCTTAATACCTTTTAAATCTGCAAACTCAAAGCCTGTATCTTTTAAAGAACAGATAACACCTGTAGTATTAGATTCTGCAAGTGCAGTATCACAGAAGAATAGACGGTACTGTGTCTTGTTAGGGATTACTACAGATACGTATTGATCTGTGTTGGTAGAGCGAGAGAAGCGAGGCTGTATGGCCTTACTAATAGTACCCAACTCTACGTCACCAATCTTAGCTGTACCTGCAATAGTTCTTAATCCATCCACTGCAAGGAAGATTAAGTCACCTGCAAATTCTTGTATGGTACTACCATTAACACAGCCAATGTCTCGTGTAACAGGCTGTAAGGTAAAATCAGCAGAAGCACTGCCAGTGAGTTTAAAGATACGTGCCTTACAGAAGATATAGAGTTCCTCACGGAATGTCTTCAAACCTACAATCTCTGAATCTACCTGAATGCTACCACCCCCTGAACTCGGAGAAAAGTCACTATCAGAGTAAGGAGCACTAAATCTTAGTTCTTGTTTGTTAGCACTATGGCCCGACAAGAACACATGATTCTTATAGATGATCGCATGTTTAGGATTAGACGGTGCTGCAGCATGTGTAATATCTACTACAGTAGTGCCATTGTATACAGAAGCTCTGTTGCCACCATCAGCTACAATAAGCTTGTCTACACCTGCTAAGTTGTATCTGTCAAATGTATAACGTAACGCACCAGATCTACCCGTATCAATCTCTACCCAAGAAGAGGTAGAGGTAGCTGCAGTGAATATCTTCTCACCTCTAGCTGCAACAATGCTAGTTCCTAATGCTGCAACCATTAAAACTTTTTCGTTAGCACCAAACGTATAGGGTACTACATTGGTATTCCATTTGGTAAAGCCACTTATACGTCTATAGCCACCATTAATGTCTGGCTCAAAGTTAGTTAGCTCTAACGCTGCTCCTGGATCCATCTCATAGGTAGACTTGTTTAAAACTAAGCCCCCTTTAAGTGGGAAGGAAAATGGCTGTACCTGTGCATTATCAGGCATCTTAATTCACTGGTGTATAGTAAGTGCTTCGGTTTGATCTAGGAATATAAGTAGATCGCATATAGTCATAACGGTTTAGTAATACAGATTGCATGTTTTTAACACCCTGTTTAAATCGCTCTTCCGCTAGCTGGAACTGACCTGTCTCACCTCTAAACTCATAACCGTACATACATGCACCATCTACTATAATACTCCTGAATCTTTCTGGGATAGTAGGTACGTCACTAGAGGCACTTAAGTCCTCAGGATAGGTGTAGTAGTCAAATGTTAAGGTATATGCTTTATCGGGATATGGTACTAAACCATACTTATTGTCAGGTGTTCTAAAGATGTATTTAGGTACATTACCTAGCGTTGTATCGTCTTCCTGCCCCACAAAGCGATCAATGTATTCTTTGTAGTCAATTACCTTAAGGGGAGTTGCTACCACATTAAGTGAATCCGACTTACGAATACGGAATGTCTCATAGTCAACTAGCTTAGTGCTGGTAGGGAGGTTATATCTAGTCTGGCCCACGACTAGTGTTTCATCATTAGATGCGTGATTGAAGGGCCAAGTATACTCTTGCTGGTTAACAAAGCGAACTGCTGAGTTAATAGCATTCTTACATTGTGTTTGGAAGCCACGTGAGGTAGTAAAGTTAGCAGAGGTAAGCTCCACTTCATTAAACCGTGATAACACTTCGTTTGTAATAGATAAGTAATCGTATGACACTTTATTTCCCCACGTATTATTCTATTGTTTTAAATTCGCCACAGGCGGTACATACCTGACCTATAGTATAGGGATGATCTTTAGGTAATTCCAATTTACTCATATCAACCTCAAATAAGAAAGGGGGCAGATTGCCCACCCCCTCGGTGGTATCGTTAGGCTGCGTTGAATTTAGCAGTAACGATTGCCTCTGGACGCAGGATCTTGCGACCATAGAGGTGCATACCACGAACAATGTCAGCGAAGCTGTCAGGGTCACGGTATGTTTCGGTCTTATTGATCTGCTGTGCAGTAGCAATAGCAGAGTCATGACCAGCTACAAGAACACCATAGTTAGTGTTCTGGTTGGCAGTACCAGAAGTACTTGCGCCAGTGCCTACAGAAGGCAAGTTGTTAGAAACATATACACGGAAACCATGCAAGTTATCCAACATCAAACCATTACGTAGTTCACCAGACTTACCCCAATCCATGTTCAAAAGACGAGAATCTTCATCAGCTAGGATTTCTTGGAATACTGGATCTACTATAACCCAACGGCCTTGCTTATCTACATTCTGTTGATCCATCAAACGTGCCATACGTGCAAGCACTTGCAATGGAGTAGCAGCAGAAGTAGAGGCAGCAGTAGCACCAGACAAACGAGCTGCAAGAGGGATTGAGTGGTCAGCAGCACTAGAAGTAGTGATGTTACCAAAGTCGCCTTTCTTCAACTTGTTAGCTGCCAATAGTTCGTCAGAACCAGCAGTACTGTTAGCCTTAGTACCCGATACAGTGGTGTTCACAGTATCAGCGTTGCCGTGTAATGCAGACTGCTTGTAACCAGATAAGTAGCCCAAGATCTCTTGGTCATATTGGTCAGCAAGACGGTATGCGGCACGGTTACTAGCCATAGTTAGCCAGTTAACGTGGGCTTGTTGCTCTTCGATGTCATCTAATTTAAATGCAAAGTAATTAGACTTATCCACTGTCAACGTAAAGTCAGTGTCAGTTAAATCCTGAGTAGAGATAGTAGTACCACGAGTGTACGCACTTACGCTAATTTCAGGTTCTTTAATAATACGAACAGAGTCACCCGCATTAGCAATCTCACCAAAGTAATCACTGTTAGTGATAGCTTCACAGACTGCCGACTTACGAAATTCCATTTGTACTTGTTTACTATAAATAGTAGGGCTAAAGTTACCAGAGTTAAGGTTAGTATAGCCAGATGCTTTTGCGAAAGCCATAACATCTCTCCTTATATTGTATTAAATTATTAAGCATATACAATATACAGAGGCTGAATTCACTGGGTGCAATCTTTAACATGTTGATCTACATGTTTAAACTGGGCCAGTTTCTGTCAGGTTAGTCTGTTAGTTTATTGTTGTTTGCTAGATACCACACCTAATTGTGCAGTAGCTTTGTTATCCTTATAGTAGGTAGCCTAATGGAGCTACTATTTAGATAACGTAAGTCACTAGTAGGAGATCAACCCTTATAGTGACCTACACTTAAATTGATAAAGTAAATACCCTATCAGTTCTTATTATACAGTTATACACATAAATCTATAAATGTCAAGCTTTATTTTACTTTATTTACAGATTAACGGGCACTTCCTGATAAGTCATAAACAAAGTTACCATTACGCATTGCTTCTGCAATATCATCTTGGTACTTAGCATATTCTCTAATGTCCATCTTCTCTACATCAGACTCACGGAACTGTTGTTCACCGGAACCTGTAGTAGGAGCGCCACTACTTGCAGTGCTCACTTCATGTGCAGCACTACGACTATTGCCCTTTGCAGCTTTCTTCTTCTTTGTGATACCTGCATCTAACTTATATAAGTCAATTGCTCTAGCCGCACTAGTAGCATCGGACTCATTATGGTACAAAGAATCCTGAACCCACTTAGGTTGTGCATCTACCCAATCATGGAATGCATCATCTTCACGGATCTGCTCAAAGTCAGGGTGTACTTGTAGCAACTTAGCTTCTGCCTTACTCTTGTTAGCAGTTACTTGAAGTTCATCCAGCTCTTGCATACGAGTAGTTAGATCTGCGTTTTGTTCCCTAGCAGCTTTAATAGCCATTGTCTGCATAATATTAGCTACTTGTGGATACTTTGCAGCCCATCTGCCAATCTCTGCTTCAGTGCTAGGTAGCTCCATCTCTCCACTTGTAGATACTTGAAGTTCAGCCTTAAGTGCTTTGATTTGTTCTTCAAAGTTACTCTTCTGCTCTTGCTGGTGTCTACGTAAATCTCCATATCGCTTCTTGAAGGATCGCTCCTCTGCGGTATTAGGTTCCTCGTCTTCCTTGCGTTCCTCTGGTGTCTTAGCATGTTCTGCCTTTAACTCTTCCAGTTCCCGTTCATCCTGTTTAATACGTTCTTCCTTTGTATTAACCCGCATGAAACCTTTCACCTTAGGTGTATTATCTACTACTACTTGTTGTGTTGCCATTATATTTTACTCTAGTTGGGGCTAACAGTGGGGAAGGTACAAAATGTACCCACCGATCTTAGGTAGCCAATTAAAGGGTGTTAGTTACGTTTTGCTGCCAAAGCTCCCTTTTTAGCTTTTGCTTTCTCTTTCGCTTTCTTTTTCGCTGCTAATCCTGAGGCGTTGTCCTTACGCATCTTCTTTACTTTAGGCTTATCTGCTTTAGTGATTAGACCTCCTTTGGCCCACCAACTGAAGTCTGAATCCATAGCGACATCTGAAGAACTCATACCACCACTGGAGCTACTACCACTGGAGCTACTACCACTGGAGCTACTACCACTGGAGCTACTACCACTGGAACTACTGCCACTAGAACTACCACCACTGGAACTACTACCACTGGAGCTACTGCCACTAGAACTACTACCACTAGAACTACTGCTGCCACCGCCACTTGTAGGTACTACGTTACCGCTATAGGATGCATTAACACCTGTACCACCTGCATCAATATCTGCCTTTACTAAAGCAGCCTGTTCAGCCGCCATATCCGCTTGT